CTTGTGAGTTATTTGCTACAATTGATCCACCCAACTTAATATCACGTGCTGGATTTAATCCATCAAAACCACCTTGGAATGCTACAGAGAATCGGCGGTATGCAAATGAATCAGCATCGTCAAGATCAATTGCTTTTGCACTTGCTCCATTTGGAACGTCGGTAATGTCTTCAAGATTAAATGCTGTTCCAACTTCAGTTGATCCCGATGGAAGTGGTGCAAGATATGATGGATTAGTTCCTTCCATATCAATGAAGTTCCAACCATAGTAATATCTCTTATCAATTGCATCAATTGCGTATCCTTCAATTGATCCACTTAACCAACGTGTGGTGATATAGTCTGGTGATACCAATTGACTTACACTCACGCCGACCGGTGAACTGTATTGCTTAAATCCAAATGGAAGTGCGCCTGCTGGAATTGCAATATCTTCGTTCATTTCTACACGGATGTATTGTGAACGATTTGGGAAATCTCCTTGATAATACATTTCGCCAGTAACAGTGTCTTCAGTTGGAGCACTGTTGCCAAGTACACGCGCTATATAATTTGGACTATCTGGGTCAAGATTTAAATTATCATATTGTTCAAGAACGTTTGGACGTGCATCGGTGTCATTATAGTCACGTACTAATAAGGTAAATGTACCATAATCGTAATCTGCATCATCACTCTTCTTTATTGCGACAAATGATACTTTAATTTCCTTGTTTGAAGAATTACCATCACTTAACGTGTGAAGTTTAAACAAGTCAACATTTTGACCGCCAATTGTTTGTGATTGAATCCAAGGTGTAAATGCGTTTGAGTATTTACCATATACAGAACCAGAGAAATATAGTGCTGTACTTGAAGTTTCAATTGTCATTACCGCACCGGCGCCAGCTTGTGTTACTGCTTCTGGGAAGGTTGCGTAGATAAATGAGTTTTTAGTAGTATCAGCAGATGTTCCAAAGTAATCACTGACATAATTTTCTGAAGCTTCGTTTGTGCTTAAACCACTTGCACTGATTGCGGTGCCGCCAGATGCACTGACTACGACACTAAAACTTGAAGTAGTGCCTGCTGCGGTAACAGATGTAATAGTATTGCCAGTACTACTTGGATGTAATACTGCAAATAATTTTTTACCACCTGAACCAGATGCGTAGATTAATGCTGGAACTGTTGTTGCATTATCATATCCACTGGTACCGAGGACACGAACAACAGTTGCTACGCCAGATTCACGTAAATAATTTTTTACTGTTAACCCAGTGTAGTGATTTGCATCTGCTTCACCAAAGCGGGTAACGTATTCTTGTTGACTACGAACAATAGTCGGAATAAATGCTGGACCCTTTGGCGTTGGTCCAATGAATGCGCCCCCGATTTCACTAATACCTTGAGTTAAGAAACTTAAGTCTCTTTCTCTAGTGAAAACTCCAGGACTCACAATTCTTTCATTTGCCATACAAATCCTCCGAATGGGTTATATTATACTGTTATCTCTCCGGTATCTAAATTAATGTTACCGGTACCATATTTTTGTTGCAACTTATCATATATAACCCTTTCTTTTTGTTGAAATTCTGTAAACTTTTGTTCTTCATTTTTTATGTTAGTTTCTACTTGGGCTATTTCTTTCTCTAAAAGAGTTTTAGCTAAGTATAATTCTCCAACCGTAGAAACGATAACTAACAATGATTCACGTAGTTCTTGAATTTCTTTTAATTCTTGTTCGGTAACCTTTTGCATATAAACAATCCTTTTTTAAAATTATATACCTATCATAAATATATTAAATTATTACCAAACAACTATTTTTTAAGGTTTAAGACAACCTCTGTATCAAATACAACTTTTTTAGGGCTGTATTGGAGTTTGGTAGTTGCTTCTCTATTACCATCACGATTTAAGGCAGATTCAGGAAGAATATATGCCCGAACGTTCATGGTAAATCTATTACGAACTATACGATCATTATTGGCTGGTAAGTCTGTGGTTTGTTCAAACTGATTAATCCGAGTTATGAACTTGTAATTATTGTCTTCACCCCAATATTCATCACTTTCAAATGAAATATTTTCTATGATTCTGTTCATCTGTTCCATATATTCCGTCCAAACCATCCCATCATACGATATTTCATAATAGTCTGGGATGGTTACGGATTGGTATAGCTCGCTTGGTTTAATTCCATTTAATGCCGTAAACTTATCATATACGTTTCGTGCATTCCATGTACTTTTAAAAACATATTGTTGATATTTGTTTATCGGAGAATTCATAGAACTTTTTTTCATATTTGTTCTGCGAATCATCATTATTGGTAATGAAATTTTACCATTCTTATCACGAATCATTCCGTCCTTCTGAACACTTTTCCAACGCTCTGGGTTGCCGTATATAATCGGCATTTTAATTTGTTTTCCGTCTTGAAAAACAACGGGCGCTATTTTCGTTTGTAAGTACTTTAAAATAGCATTATCAATTGTATATAAGCCAACCGAAACTGGTTCTGGTAGTGATTCTGATTGCTTGTTATCCTCGCCGCGGCTTAACTTACTTGTTGTTTGTTGTAAATTTCTATTAAAATTTGGAATACTCATACGTGTGTTTCCTCAAGATTGATGCCACTACGACGAGTCAAGTGTGCTTCACAAATAACATTGTGATTATATTCAGGTCTACTTGCAATAAGTTGTGCTTCATTGACATTGTGAACTTCATAATAGTTTTGATTATATTTGATAATATCGCCAACGTCAGGATATACATTTACATCTTGTAATAATTTACGGACAAATCTAAATTCAACATCGGCTTGTGTAGTGTCATAACCAAAACCTTGTTCTGTTTCTGCCATTCGCTTTGTGTATTTAACAAGAGCATTTAAACTAATACCACGATATCGTGCCTTGCTTGTGGATTCGCCGTAAATATTTACACTCACAATGTCTGGAATAATCTTATATAGAATAACTTCCACATCAACAATATCAGAAACAACTTCTCTGTTAAGGTGTTGAAAAAATTGAAAGTCGCGTTCGGTAACAAACCGTGGCATGAGAGTCTCTAATTAAAAAATGTAGATAGGATTTGGTATGTGACGGAAAATGTTTTGCATTGCTTCTGCATTTTCCATTTGTTTCTTTAGTTGTGCTTGTTGACCAGTTTGTTCTAATGTTTCTCGTAATTCTTTAATTAGATCTTGTTTTTCTTGTTCTGCTTCTCTACGCAATAATTCACCATCTAAACGAATGGCCGCGTCTGGAATTGGAATCTGTTCGTATTTAGAACGAATATATCCTAATAATTCTTTTGCTACTGACAAGGTGTATTTATAAATCCACAAACGACCAATACTATTAATATTTTGATATTGAATATTATCATATGGAACGTTTGAGAAATCAGAAACAACAGAGTTTTCTGATCCAGACTGTACTACACCACCGGCTCCTGTTCCACTTGATCCGTTTAATTTATCATCTACAACTAAATAATCAACCCAAACGGTTGTTTCTTTTGTAAAGATTGGTGCAAACCGTATCACATTATTTGAAACAGTAAAACTGTATTGACTCTTACGAATCATATCATTGATTTCAATTGCTTGAATACGGAGAAGGTCTTCGTATGCCGGCATCATTACAAACGTTACTGGCGGTGAATATCCGTCAAATCCAAACTCACTCATCAAATTAGTTAACCCAAGACCCGTAGTTGCAAATGGGTCATAGTAACGTGCGATGGCAGGTGGCATTTCATGATATATCCGACGAATTTCTACTGCCTTGCCAGCATCTTCTGGTTTTACATAGTTACGGATGTCGTACGATTGTGTATACGCAGAAGCACTAATTGCAGTTTTTTTAATTGTTACATTACCACCACTTTGCGCTTCTGTTCCATATTGTGCAGAAATTTTAACAAGTTGTGGAAGCGGCGTTGATATAATATTTTTTTGGGTAATGTTAATGTTAGTACTCATGCCTTGTAATACTAACATATGCTCTCGCGCGTTAAATTGATTTACTTGATTACTGTATGTGGTAATTGCTTCTTCTAGACAAGCATATATTTGACGATGGGTTAGTTCCACATCAACAACAGGATAGCCCAAACGACGAGCAACAAATGTTGCAACTTGAGGGGCTTCTGTTTGGAAATCTAGATCAGCATCATAAAAACCAAATGGCGTCAGTCCATATGGATTTATTGGATTTTCTTCAAATACGATTGGTTCACGATTTTGCATAGTTCTCCTCACATAGAGACTACTATAAATATCAAATAAAAGATGATAATCCTAAATATGTAACCACGTTTTACCTTGAATTATTCTGATAATGGTTTTTTTATCCACTCCATATTCTTTAGCCAAACGACCATATGAATATATTTTGGGAACATATTTGGATTTAATAATCGCTACCTGTTCTTCAGTTAATTTTGCATTATGGTGATGTGAACCTTTCTTGTGGCTATCAGACATTTTTTGTTTAACTTCTGTAGATATGGATTTTCCCAATCGTAAAGCTGATAACTTTTTTATATGTTCTGGATTGTTCTGATAAAAATCTTTGACGGACTGTGCAATTTTCCGTCGCCATTCTTCGGTTTTTATTCTACCTTTAGCACCAGGACTTCCTGCCTTTCCACAAATATTATAACATTCCGGTTTACCAAAATATTCATTTAGTAATTTTTGTTCTTCTTCTAAAAGATTTGTAGTATGTTTGACGATAACAAACTCAAACGCATCCTCTCCGTATTTATTGAACGCATTTTGTAAATGTCTGTTTTCGTGAATATTTTTTTGAAGATACCGAAAGTGTCTATTTTTGCGTTTACTAAAATTAGATGTACTTCCAATATAGATATTTCCGTTTGTTTTATTGCGTATAATATAAATTCCGCTACTCATAATAATGTCTCCTTTTAATATAACTAGTGTAGCGGGCAACAAAAAGGGAGTCCTTTCGGACTCCCAGTTTGTCAACCTTGTAACTAATATTATTAGACTAAGTTGAGTGAGTCGATGTAGATCTTGCCGAAGAATTCTGGACGGACAATCTTCTTGGCGTAACGAGTCATCACACCACGGCGTGGAGTGAAGTTGTCTGGATCGTACACGAGAGGCGTCATGATTAATGGAATGTATGGAGCGTAGACTGCGCCAGTTTCCAAGAATTGTGCACCACGGAAGCCCATCAACATGACGTTTTCCTTCATGTATGGGTTCTTGTAAACAGTGTAACGGTTTTGGAATGAACCAATCTTGGTTACGCCTGCTGCGAATTCCATCTTGTCGCCATCGGTTGCGGCTTGGAAGCCAGGAATGGTTTCAAGAATGGTTGCTACGGTTGGTGAAACAACTGCGAAGTTAGCACCGCCACGCATTGTTAATTGGTGGATACGGTTACTGACCTTTTGCATTTTTTGACCAAGTGTTTGGAACCAGGTCATGTTTGTCCATGCTGTGCCAGTGAATGATGATGCAGCGAATGAACTACCGTTCCAAACGGTACCAATTTGTGCTGACCAGTATTCAGTGGTTTCTGATGGTGCTGCTGCAAGTAACATATCAAGGATTTCAAGGTCAATTTCAGTTGCAATGTAATCACTTAACATTGAAGTGAGTTCTGCTTCTGCGTCTATTGAATGATATGCGTTTAAGTCTTGAGCAAGTTCTGGTGACCAGACTGCCTTCAACTTACGAGTCTTAGCAACGATTGTTTCAGAACGAAGTTCCAAATCAATTTGTGGGATGTTAAGATCTGAACCTGTACGATCTTCAAAATCACCACGAGTTGTATCTGTTGGTTGCTTACTGTATTCTACTGAGGTAAGAGTTGATGCTGCATTTGTATTTACAATGAATACGATGTTTGCACCGTCAACCTTGGTAAATTGTGGAAGTACCAATGCACCAAAATCAGCACCAGAACCTGATGGTACGAATGTACGTACTGCAAGTAGGTCTGGATTACTGAATGAACTGGTTGCTACGGTGTACTTACGAAGTGAACCAGTTGCAATATATGTTGCATCGTAGTTAACATCTGCAAATGAAACTGAACCACTTGCGGCAGTTAAACCTGTTAATGATGCATCGTTAACGGTATAACCAAAACGTCCTGCGCCATATAAACCACCGGTATCGGTGTTACCAAATCCACCAAATGGTGAATTTAAACCGTTACCATATAATGAAGTTCCTGAAGTTTGGCCGTTTACAGTGTTACCATATTTGAAGTCCATATAGAACACAAGTCCTGCTGGAAGGTTCATTGGTTGAACTGAAACGAAGTTCTTTGCTGCAATTGAACCAAAGACCTTACGGACTAATGGAAGTGCAACACCTGCCCAGTTTTCACCAGCGGTGCCTGAACCTGCTGGGTTGGTCTTACTACTTTCGTTGATAAGTTGGTTTGCTTGGTTTTCAAGCATAACCGCCATACCTTGCTTTTCATATCCCTTCAAGCCTTCAAGAAGACCTGACTTATCCCACTTGCTTGCTAAGCCACGAGTTTGTTGAATAACTGCTTCGTGTGCTGACTTAGCTTCGTTTAAAAATTCATTAACTGACATGTTAAATTTTCTCCTTTAATTAGATAATGCCTGCGAGCTC